CGCTTTTCTCACGGTTGAATCAAAACGCCGGTCCCTGAGGGTCCTTGTCTTGTACCGGGACCAGTCCAGGTTGTCGAGATCATCACCCATGTTGATCACCCACTGGGTCTGGGGCTGTGACAACCCGATGACCCCCCCGGTGCGTTTGCCATTGGCTCCAATGCGCCCAACGATATCGAGGGCGGTTGTGCGGGGATTGAGGCCCTTGAACATGGCATTTTCAAGCATGGTCTGGATAGATGCCCTGACCTCAGGCATCAGGAACCCGGTGATCCTCTGGGATGACTGGATCCTGAGCCAGTTCTCAGCCCGTGGGTTGTTGATGTTGAACTCCGTGAGCAGTCTCTTGGCAGGCCCGGCACCCATGGCAAATTGGCCCGCTTGGGTGTATGCACTACGGATGCTTTCACTGAATGTCGACCACATGCCATCCCTGACCCCGGCGGCGAGCAATATGGTGTCAATGTCACCTGATATGATGGCTCGCTCGAGCGCTTTGATCTGGGACCGGCTCCGGGCATTGCTGACAGCACTGGCAAATGCTTCTTGCACTGGCTTTTCCAGCCGGCGCAATAACCTGTTCATTTCTGCTCTACTTATCGCCATTCGGAATATCCGATTTCATCGAGTCCACCAGAAACGTTGCCCGGAACATCTTCACCCTGTCTTTTCCATGTCCCTGATAATAATAATGGCCCATGTGAGATATCTGTTGCCCTATCATTTCCCCGGTTGTCGTGAACAGAACACCTTCACCATCTATGTTCCTGACAACAAGGTCCAGCTCTTTTATCCCATCCAGTTCCACCGGGATGAGGGATACATCTTTGTTTTCCATTTCATTTCCTTGCGTGGATTTTCCACAGCATGATCACCGGACCGGGCTTCAGGGGATCAATCCTGATCACTTGATATTCCAGCCCATCAACAATAATTCGATCGGCCAGTTCAGGGTCAACTGTCACACCCTTGGTACTGACCAAATATAAAACATCACCCTCCTCGACGAGTGTCCCATTGTTATTATCTTTCTTGAATACTGTCTGGACCAACCGTATTGGGTACAGAACAGCCACACCAATCTGTGATTCATAGGGCTCCGCCCCGGAATCCGGGACATTGATCGACAGCTCCCCATCCTTGCCAAACTCATCGATCAGCGGCTGGACCGTGCCCGTGTTGAGGGCTGTATAATCAAAGGCCATTTATGCAACCCATGGCCATGGCACATTTTTCCCATTGGGCATGGTGGCCATGCATCTCAACAGGTCAGTGACCGCAGTCAGAACGGGTCTGAGTGATGCCACTGGATCCACGTTTGTCACGCCCTGCTCCTCAGGGGTCATGTATGACTCAGCAATAACATCAACCTTGACACTTTTCTTCTGCTTGCCCGGGGTGATGGCTGGAGACAATATGCCGGGAGTTTCAGCTTCCGCATACGTTGCTATATAGGTCGCTTGCTGTACTTCTGCCGGGACTTCATTATCCGGTACCGGGTCACCATTGCAATCCGTGACATCAGTCCGTGGGAATGCCAACCCCTGCAATCCCCGCCCGCACGTCATCGATCCATCCCATTCGGGGAAAGTCGACAACCAAGAACTTGCCCGCATGATGGCCGCATCGGTTGTGGTGTCAGCAGGGACCGATACATCGGGATGATAATCTGCCATCCACGCAATGTAATCGGCCCGCGTGACAAATGCGTTTGCCGTTGGTACACAGGACCCTGTTTCAACAATCAAGCTCATTTACTTGTACTCTGTTGCAATTTCTTCAGCTTCATCCTTGCGGACATTCTTGTCCGTCACTTTGAAGCCATTCACATAAACTTCATACCATCCACCTCCCTTGTGATGCAATTCAATGCCTTCACCCGATAAACCTTCAGGCAGAACCTGGGGTTCACGCACATCATTTTTCACACCGGGACGGGTTCGCATGGGCGGCTTTTGTCGCTCCCTTGGAGGGGGCTTTGCAGGTTGCGTATGCCGGGCTTTTTGTTCACTTTCATCAAGAAGCTCAAGCACATCATTATTCAACCATCGTGAGATGGTCTTGTTGGCTTGCATTTCTTTTATCTTTTGCTCACTGACGGGCTTTGACTCACCCGGGGCGAGAATTATCGCAGGGTGGCCCGGTATCCCGAGCCGACGCCTGCATTTGTTTACCAATACTTTCATTTCATTTTACTCCCCGGTATTAGATACCGTCTACATAGCTGATCTCATTCGGCAAGCGAATATCCAGACCGCCAAGACGCATCACACCCGGAATCTCCCACCGCAATGGCCCGACTTGCCATACAGGCAAGAACCTGTGAGGCATGGGCATGTGCAGCTTGAGAACTTCAGGGCTCCGGCGGTATGCAATCATGCGGGCTGATGCACTTACACCAGCATCATCCAGATTGCGTTCAGCACGGATTTCCAGTGGTTGACGGGTCTGGGCTGTGTACACGTTGTTAAGGCGCACGAATTCCAGAATCGTCATGGATGTGTCTGTCAATCGCTTGGAAGCAATCAGGTTCCACTTTGCGAATGGCAACAACAGGGTATCCGCGAGGATGATGTTGTTGGTTGCCGTTTGCACGTTGGTCAGTGCTTCATTGATATCAGCGATGATCTGATCCGGGGTTGCCGTTGCCCAGTCACCAGTAGTGGCCGGCGTAGCAGTTACAGCGGAATTGTCAAACAGGCCTTCAAGACCCTTGGCTGTATCACCGTTCAGGGCAATTCGGTCAACCATCTCCTCGGAGGCCCGGCGTGCGGCCGCAGCTTTATCAGCCTGCAGATTTACACCCAGCATCTGGGCTTGGTTGATCTCCTCCCAGCCATATCCATACCCAATACCAGCCGTCCATACTGAAGACTCGAACTGAGTCATCTCTGTGTCGGCCATGGGGATGTCATCGGCATTACCATTCAACCAACCGGCAACACCCGCCTTGTCAGATGAATAATAGGTAACGGTTTTTGCAAAAGGATGTGCAGATGTGTCAACCGGGATCAGACCTGGATACTGAATATCCGGGTACTTGATGGCATATACACCCTGCTCGATATGGGTGGTTTGTGCAATAACAAAACCCAATGCAGCTTGTGCGTCGAAAGTTCTCATTATGCGATACCTCCACCGACCAATCGGAGTTGAGCAAGCTCGCCATCCAATGCAGTGGTATCCCACCGGGCATTTTCAACGATCGGGCTGGTACCCGTGCCGAGGGCCCCGGCTGCCAAGGCAACAACAGGATCACCGGCGCTCACGCCTCCAGAGTTTGCAACCCAGATCACGCCCTCTGTAATGATGCGCGCATTTGAGTTTTCTTCAAAAGTGTTTGGAGCCGCTGGATCCACGGACTGATCGCGGACGGTTACGCCCAGAAAGTCCGAGCCATCGCCCACAACACAACCCTTGTCTTCAGTTCCCTGCATAACGGCAAGACCAAAAGCGATCCCGGCCGCGTCTTCAACATTGCGGGAGATCAGGGTTTTGGGCTCTTCATTTACAAGGCCACCGGCATATCCCACGGGGATATTGTCAGCATATGTGGTTTGCACGCTCATGATGTGCCCTCCATGGTTGGGCCTTTATAGGCGTTTTCCATGCGGTTGACCATGTCGGCATGTGCCTGATCAACTGCATTGGCCGCAGGAGCTGGGCCACCACCATTCAGAACAGTGGTAACATCATCCTTGCCGGCATCTTCTGCCAGGATGTCAAAACGCGCTGAGATATACTCAGGTGATTTACCATCCACGGTTGCTTGGCCAAGCTTGGCCACGACTGCGGCACACTTGATCTTATCCGCCGACATCCCGGTATAATCCTTGTCTGCAATGGTTTTTGCCGTTGCAATCAAGTCAGCCCGGTTTTTGACAAGCTTGTCAATGTCAGCATCGGACAGTTGCTTGCCGTTAAGTTCATCGATCATGGCGTCTTTCTTTGCCAGCTCGGCGTCCTTCGCAGCAAGTTCCCGCTCATGGGTTTCCGTCCCCACCTTCAGATCCTTTTGTGCATCAGCGATTTCTTTCTGAAGTTTAGAAATCGCTTGTGCACCGGCATCTGTGGTTTCAACGGAAAGCCCATCCACCATGACGGTGGAAAGCTTTACTTCACTCATATTAGAGACCTCCAGTGTTTTGTCTCCCAAACGTAATTTAGAACCGCCCCGGGCACGGGAGACAAGTGCCAAGTGGTTCATTCTCAAATCTTTCTGAACTGCATCATACTGCTCACCCTCCGGGGTGGTGCCATCGATCAGCTCCAGGTTCATCGTGTAGCCCATCGAGAGCTCACGCTTGCCATTTTGCCAGTCCTTTATTGCCCCGGCGTCCATCAGCATCACCGGGACCCGGACAAATTCACCATCACGCAGGACTTCATCGCCGGTCTGACCCTTGGCTTTCTCCTGCCAGTTGTCTGCAGTGACCATTTCAGCCGGGTGATCATTGGTGATCGGTCGATGTGCATAGGATGCCATTGCATCGGCGGCAAATACTTCTTCAGGTGGTCTGAAGACCCTGATCATCTTCTGCTGATCGCCGGCAAGCCCAAGCTCCCCGGCTGTGTAAAGCTGGATCCCGGTCCGCGCAACCCTTGCCTCGGCAACAAGGTATCCATCATTGGTTATGCGGGCGCCGCTTGTGTCGACCGTATCAAATAGCATCCTGCTCATAATTTAACCTCTTCAATGTCATCTTGAGCCCCGGGGACAATTTCACTGAATATCTCAGGCCCCAGAACAATTGGACCCTGATAGGGTGTGATATCACTTGGAATTTCCCCATATGTGATCGTGATGTGCGGTGTGTACTCTTCATAATCTGAAGTCGCACCCATTTCCAGCATGTGCTGATGTCGCCATGTGAGCCCACTATCCACGAATACCAGCACATTGGCACCATCACCAAATGTCTCGATCTCCCGGGGCCCTCCGGGCAAAATGCTCAAGCGCCCACGTTCATCACTGGACCAGTCCATGCCCATTTCAAGCCAGTTCACGGGCGTCTTGCTAAACAGCACGGTCACATGTAGCTCATTAGCCGGCAGCATCTGCTCGATCCCCTGTGACCGCGCCCAGTCAATCAGGTCCCTGGAGTTCACCACTTTACGTGAAACATATAATGTTTTTGGCATGGCATCCATCGCTTCATTCCCGGTCTCAAACTCTTCATCAGCCGGGTCAGGCTCAGAATATTCAAAAGATGGCAGAATGGAATGCTCGATCAACAGGTTGGCCGCAGCCTCACCCAGAGCAGACTCATCAAACAATTGTGAGTCAACCAGTGCATTGATGGTTTCCGCCGTCTCCTTGCTGATCTTTGATTTTTCAGCATCTGACATCTGCCACAGGGAGGCCCATTCATAGGATACATCCTCTGGGCGATTCCCAAGTGCTGACCTGATCAATACCTCATCAAGATTGTGCAGTGCCGGTGTCATGTTGAGTGACTGCATCGAGTTGACCGAATCATAATAATTCTTCAGATCGGATTCGCCGGTGCTCGTCAGCCCGGCCGGGGACTGTCCCAGAAACCGGGTAACAGGGATATCTGCCGCCCCGGATACCGACTGAAGTGTCTGAATAGAGATATCCGTCAGCCCATTGAAATGAAATGTCTTCTGGTCATAATCTTCATCCTTGTCGATGACCATCATGCCATTGTTGCCTTTCAACTGGCCACTGAGGACAACGCGTTGCTCGAGCAGGGTTCTCTGTCTCTCACTGGCCATGATATCGGCCAGATCCGGCACCTTCAGGATATCGACCTTGGCCTCATAGACCAGAGAGGCGATATTCATCGCCGTGGAGTCTGCACTCCTGACAGCATCATATGCTGACTGAAGGACGCTATCACCCCATCCGTCATTGGTTGCCACCACTTGCTGAGGTGCCAGGATTTCATTGCCATTGAAGATTGCCAGCCGGGTCCTGTGGATCTTTGCGGATCCCTCGCTCGTGCCGGACACTTCATAATATTCAGGCAGCCCATAATATTCAGACATGGGATCCTGATCAATCTCCCCGGCGGTCAGAACACCTTTTGGGAACACCGTGATAAATTCAAGATCACCTTTCTTGACCGTGTTCAGCTCAAGCGGCAGAGCTGCATCATCATTCTTGATGCTGAAATAGATGCCGGCACCGCCGAACAGCCTGCTCTGTTGCAGTGCAAGCTTGACTTTTTGTGGCAGCAAAAACTTCTTTTCTTCTTTCTCGATCGGTTCAATCTCTGCGGCTTCAGCTTCCCATTCACGCCATTTCCGTGTTGCATCCTTTGCCGGGATATCAATGACCTTGCGGGCCATCCACGAGGTCCTATAAACATCGGACCACTGCTGATCCGTGAATTGAAGCAGGTAATAATCACCACCGGACTGCTTATCACGTTCAGTGTTGAGATTGGCAACAAAGTTCTTGAATGAATCGGATATCTGTTGAATTTTTGAGCTCATTGGTTCCATTCCCAGAGTTCTTTTTCAGGCACCCGCATCAGTTGCAACCATTTTTTGCCACCACAGGTCAAGCACTTTCCACGCATAATGATATCACCCTTTTCCGTTTTTACATCCCACGCCCTCAAATATCCCCAGTTTCTCACTGGCTCATCAGCCGGGGTATACAAAACAAGACCCTTATAATCGAATATCTTCAGCATTCCTTTGTGCCAGATAACACGGGCCCGGGCAAAGTTGAATGCTCCTTTTATAGACACTGAAAGAAAATTATTCATAGATTATAATATTGGAAATTCACGTAACAGGGAGCGGCCTTGCATGCTGTCATGCCCGTTTGAGGATCCACGAAACTGATATTCCAGTAATAGGTCGTATTAGGTTCGAGTTCACATGCCCCATCTTTGCCAATCGTGGACCAAGTCAGGCCACCACCACCACCCGCAACTTCACTGCATTGCTCAGACCCGCCGAAATAGCCCCGGCACTTTGAGAAACTGGCCACCTTGATATATGGGGTTGCCGCGTTCTCCAGCACCGTCATTTTCCCATCATCCGCTATGTTGCCGGTATAGAACTGTATCGAGTAATAACCATCCTGCGGCACCGTCTGATAAGTGACATTCTGATAGGTTGGCAGTGGGAATGCACCATAGAAAACCTGGGTCCATTGTCTGATAGTGCCCTGCAGTTCTGAATCCGTACAGACTTCCGGCTCCACCGGGGGCTCAGGTGGTTCAACAGGTGGCTCTGGACAGTCCACGGGCGGGCATTCCTGAGGGTTATCAGCCAGAACAGCGTTGACTTGCCCGGGGGTCAGTGTGATCACTGTCTGGGCATTGGCACACTGGGCCCCGGCAATGATGAACAGGATAATCGCAACAAGGACAACTTGTGTTTTCATTGGTTATCTCCAGCGGGAACCACCGGGGCCACTCCCGGTATCACGGCACCCATCAAGGCACGGATTGTTTTCATCATCTCAACCATCACACCGGTTTGAGCGTCCTTGGTTGTGCCTTTGCCAAGCGTGACCGTGTACCCTCCGCCACAACCTTCAGAACCTTCAGAATCTGTTCCACCGCCCTCGATAGTGCGACCGATCTTCAACTCTTCAACCTGATAATCCGTGGAGAACTCCACGTTCTTTGTTCCACATGTTGGACTGTCCGTTTCAACATTGAGCTTCACACCTTGCCCGGCACACCCAACCGTCAAAAGCAAAAGACAGGCAATCAACAGCCCCAGACAGAAAGACACAAAAGCTTTCAACGATCGTTTCATTTTTTTCTCCTTGCAGTTGCAATATGGATACATTAAAGAGCCCCCATCTGGGCTTGAGACACTCCACCCGGCGATGGCTTTGCCCGTTGAAACTGACAATGAAGCGGTTATAGCCTGCGTTAATCTTTTTTTTATCATTTCACATACTCCATTTTCCGGGCTTTGCCCATCAGGATCAGTCGCTCCGTGTTGGTACGGACAGCCCAGTACATGGGATATCTCTGCCAGCGTTTCACCTTGACAACCTTCATTGCCTCGAGAAATATCCTGTCAGCAAGACGCCGGGGGAACTTCTTTCCAAGCTTACACAAAAAATCATGTGGGACTGCGGCCGGGCGGTGCCGGCCATTCTTGGCAAATAACAGTCTGAATATACGTGGGATTGATGCGAGATCCGTTGGATATTTGTGCGGGACCCGGACCAGCACCGGCTTGCCGTCTTCTCCAAGGAGATCACTCTGATAGACAAGTTCACCATCCAGCCACCAATCTTCTGGATCCGCCCATTCACCCGTTTCTTCATCATAGATATCAAACGTTGGAACCTTGAGAAAGCCCGCCATGTTTCTATCCTCGTTCACCTTTTTCCGGGTCATACTCAACATGAATATGATCCTCTTCATTGATCACCTGATATTCAGACCCCAGTGCATCCTGGAGCTGGCCGCACATCCATTGAATCCGTCCCTTGATATCCCAAACCCGGATATCCCACGCCAGACCCTTGAAGTGATGTGAATATCTTGAATGGTTCCCATCCCGGCATGATGTCAATGTCATCTTAAGCCCAGCTTGGTGAAACACGGACAGACAGATATCGATACCATGGATGGCCTCGGATTGCATCCCGACCAGTGAAACATCTTTTTTGAATGCCAGGATCCTGTCTTTCATTGTGTAATGCCCCTATGTATCCGGCTGTTCAACCTCTCCTCCATTTTCTCCTGCCATCTGAGATTCTCCTCGATCCGGGATGTCCTGACTGCATCATCAAACTGCCTTTGATTGAGCATCATGTGGATCTCTCTCTGCCTGTGCTCGTCACTGATCATTGTTTTCTCTACGTGAGCAAGATTGTCCTTGATCGGGTTCACTGTCAGATTCATGAATGTGACAGATACACTCACCATGGAGACCACCACCGCAAAGCCGGCAATGATCAACGGGGCAATTGGACGATTCAACCGGGTGAATACGCCATCCTGATTCTTGAGAGCGCTTGTCAACAGGGCACGGATCTCGCCCATTTCCCCGGAAAGCTTCGTTTCCATTGCACTGAGCCGGGTTGCAAACTTGTCCAGCCGAATGTCGTAATGTTTCTGAAATGCTAATAACTCACTCTCACTTTTTGTTGTTGGTCCTTCGGCCATTGTTTACCCCGTTCATTGTTAACCCCCCATCATTTTTTCAAGATCATAACCACTTTTCAGCGGCCAGTAACACATCATCACTGCATCACCTTCATTCGGCGAGCTTGTTCCAGGTGGTGATTTTTCTATCTTCAGCTTTAGCCGGGCACCCTCTCCAGCGACCACTTGACACAGTTCTTTTTCAAGTTGTCGTAATGAAGGAATCCGTGAATCAATGCTGATCAAACTGTCTGGATCATATTGAGCCCCTTCATTTACCGCTCTCCATGTACGATAAAACCGATTTCGCAGTTCCCACCAACCTTGGGCTTTCAGGTTGGTATAAAAATCCTTGTTCAGCGGGCTTTCCCTGTCGCCCGGGATCACTCTCTTTTCTGGTTTCAGAACTGCCGCGCCGGCATCCCATGGAACCATCTTGACATTGCCGGGGAGGCTGTTGGTGTCCTTGAGGTTGTTCACTTCACTCTTGACACTGACCCCAACCCCAATGCAGTCATACTGCAGGCTGATGTGTCCAAGCTTTGCCACGTTTGAGATTGCCCGGCGAGCAGTCACGGCCGGGTCACGGGCGCCCCACTCCTCCAGCTCACGCAGGATAATACCTTTTCTGGTTGCTTGTGCATTAGTGTCCCCGGCTTCACTGTCTGCAACATCGAGAGCAGAGCACCATGGGCCATCCTCAGGGAGATCCAGCTTGATATGTGCATCGATCGCTGCATTCACCCATTCTCTCTGTATGAGCACACCCTGGACTGATGCAGCATAATCCCGATCCACTTCTTGAGCAAAGATGTGCAGCAAACCCTCCGATCTTGCTTTCTCTTTCCGGGCATTGTACCAATCATCATTTTTCTCTGGATGGTCTCTCCAGTCCATGATGAATACCTGCGTATTATTGGGATCCACTTTCCCGGTCCACAGCTTGCCGGCTTCCCGGCGCCGGGCGAACACATTGCCCAGACCATGCACAGATGAAAGATCCATTTGAACCCGCGTATTGTCAGAAAGCGCTGCCTCAATCTTCTCTGGGCGCTCATAGTGAGCAGACTCATCTTTGAAATAAATCAGCTTTCGACCACCGCGCCCGATATTATCCCCGCTTTCCCCGGTAATCGTGGCCCCGGTTTCAGGGTTCACTATTTTCATGTAGGACATATTCTCTGTGATAGAGAATCCATCTGGATAAAAGAAAGCCGGCAGACCATTGATGAGCATCCTGATTTTCTCAAATATTGAATCTGGATCCCCGATCTTGTCCACGAGTTCTTGCTTCCGGGAGCCCCAGCCCACTGATGCGCCGGGCCAGAACAGCCACAACCAGACAGAGAAAGCACTGCAAACCCACGTTGCACCCATGTCTCGAGATTTTTCAATCAGGCCATTCTCTTCATTTATGAGACAGGCGTGCAGAAACTCCACGAGCTCCGCCTGCTTTTCAAACAGGATGAACGGCATTCTCGCCATCGAGTCAGGCCCGGCTTTCCGGGGGTCATAGGTGTCCGTCCAGTGATTGATGAACTCAACCGGGTGGGTTGCATAGTATGATCT